TAAATCTATATGGAGGAACTTAATAATGAATCCACGATGGACTGAAAATGAAATAAATTATTTAAAAGAGAATTACTACTCTATTCCAATAAACGAATTGAGTAAACATTTAAACCGTAAACCTTCTGCCATACAAACAAAAGCTTGTAAATTAAAAATTACAAATAATGGTGTGTGGTCAGATGAAGAAATTGAATATCTAAAAAACAATTATCAAACAAAAACATATAAAGAAATAAGTAAAGAATTACATGGCAGAACAAAAGCAGCTATTGATTTAAAAATCAATAAATTGGGATTGCATAAAAGTAAATATACATATAATCATGATTTTTTTGAAAATATCGATTCAGAAGGAAAAGCATATTGGTTGGGATTTTTCTATGCTGATGGTTGCGTCTCTATTAATAAGAAAAATAATTCTGGTGAATGTTGTATCAAATTATACAAAGGTGATTATAGGCATTTACAAAAATTTAATAAAAGCTTAAATGGTAATATACCTATATCATTCAATACAAGAATATGTTCTTTTAATAATAAACCACAAGAATCATGCAGTGTACGTTGCTATTCTTTTAAAATGGCTAATGATTTAATATCACATGGTTGTATTCCAAACAAAACATTTTATATAACAGTTCCAAATATTGATAAGTCTCTTATGAATCATTTCATAAGGGGCTTTTTTGATGGTGATGGTTGTATTTGTACTGATAGTAACAAAAGAAAAACTTTAGGAATAAATTTATGTTCTGCTAGTGAAGTTTTCTTAATTGATATAAGAAAACATCTTTATTCTGTTGGAATAAATTCATATATAACTGATGAAAAAGACAAAAATACATTTCGACTTTATATAAAAGGAATAAACAATGTAGATAATATGTGGAATTATATGTTTAATAACGCAAGTGTTTTTTTAGATAGAAAATATATTAAGAAACAAAAATTATATGAAAAATACCAAATTGCATCACGTTTGCTTCGCTAATCAGAAATGGTTGGTTAAATATATTTAAGTGAGGAAGAAATCGGGAAAGCTGAGATGCTAATCCGAGTGGAAGGCTATGTTTAAAAGCATAGTCACACGCAGAGCGTAGGAAATGAAACTAGAAATAGAATATAATTTTCCCAAGAGTCCTCACCCCTTAACAGTTTTATCTGAAGGTGAAAAGGTACGCCGAACTTATAGAAATAATAACTATAAGAAGTGCTGGATAAAAAGCCAGCACGATAACATTTGAGACGTGCAACTTTGGTATTTTTTGACGAAGCCGCATTTTCTTCCGATGAATTAATTACAATCTGTGAAGCATTTGCTACTCAAAATACAGAATTTAAAACATCCACTGATTTAAGTTTTAATCCAGATACAGAAAAAAGAAAATGTCCTACTCAGCTTGTTTATGCCTCATCGCAAGATGATATGAGTAAAACATTTTATCGCCATTATAAAAATTTTGCAAAACATATGCTGGCCGGAGATAGAGATTATTTTGTTGCAGATATGATATGTGATTGTGCAATTAAAACATATATGAATGGGAAACCTTATTCACCATTATTAACACAAGATAAGGTTGACGCTGCAATGAAAGCAAATAGAGAAAAAGCATTAAGAGAATACTATAATGTTGCTACCCGCGATGGCGGTGTAAACCAGATTATTAAATGGGGCACTATTCGTAGAAACGAATGTTTTTATTTGCCTCAACTTTCATATAAGCCTGATACTACAATATGTTTAGCACTAGACCCGGCAAGAACAACAGATAATTCAATACTTGGAGTCATGAATATTGTTAATGACCCTGATTATGGTTATATTGGTGAAATCGTGAATTGCGTTAATCTATTTGATAAATTAAGTAAAAAAGGTTATAAACTTGACTCTAATAGGCAATTAAACGAAATAAGAAACTATTTGGTTTTGTATAACGGACAACATAATGATTATCAGAATATAGATTCTTTGTTGATAGACCAAGGAGCAGGGGGTGGCGGTGTGTCAACTTATGCTGATGGACTATTAAACGATTGGACTGGGAATGATAGTCGTTTACATAGGGGATTAATTGATGCGTCTCATGAGATTTATGCCGGATATAAAAGTTTATACCCAAATGCAATAGATAAATTAAGGTTAATTAGTCCTAGAAAATATAGAACGCAAATGGTTGATGAATTTATTGAACTCATGGAGCTTGGTGTTATTAAATTTCCCTATGAATATAAGCAAGAGTACATTTCTTTTTCTAAAAATGAAGAAAGTTTAAATGAGGAAATAATAGAAAAATATTCATTGTCTGAAAAAGAGATTGTTGCTTTGGCTAATATAGATTTGATGAAAAATGAAACTACATCAATTTATAAATATGAAAACGCAGATAAAACATCAAAAACATATGCATTGGCAAAGGACAAAGAAAGTATAATGCATGACGATAGATTCTATGTTTTAATTATGCTTGCTCATAGGTTATATGAATTAAGACGCGGACAAATCATTACATCAAAAGATGAAACATCAGATTTTAGTAATGCGCCACGTTGTATATCTTCAATATCATTTTAAACTGGAGGTGATAAATTGGATAATAACTCAGATGATTTTAAGGTTGCATTTGCTACAAATGTTGAGAGTGATGATGACACTACGATTGTTTTAACGTCTGAACAAATAGCTCAAAATTGGATGCGTAAGGCATTGGAAAGCTATAATCCATATAACAGGCAATATTCTGTGCAGTTAAATGAACAAACATCTATAGGTTCTGATTCTCTTAGTGTTGAAGATATTAAGCAACTTTCTATAAATACTCAAAGTGATTTGAATAAAATTTTAAAAATTAATTCTATTGTGCGTCAGGTGATAAATGAAGATGATATTATTGGTAAAGTGTATGAAACAATTATTGCTAATCTCAATACAAATATAAGAAACTCGTTTGACAATTTGCCTGACAAATATAAGAAGAAGACAAAAAGTGAGGCAGAAAATCTTATAAAACAGTTTCATAAAGAGACTAACCTAAAATATATTTTATCTACTTCTATCCCTACGGTTTTTGTTGAAGGGAATTGCATTAAATATTTGCGGTCAAATAACGGGCATTATGTGATTGACACATATCCTTTAGGTGTTGCTATTGTTAGCGACTATTCTGTAAATGGTATCCCTTATGTTCTCATAGATATTAGAGAGTTAACAAATCGTTTGCAAAAAACTACGCTAAAAGGTAAAAAGAATAGGCCTTTATTTTTCAAAAATTTAACTGATGAAATTAAAAATAATTATCCGAAAGAAGTTTATGAAGCATATATAAATAAAGAAAATTATGCAAAACTTGACATTAGAAAGACTGGACTAAATCGTATATGTAATATGAATAGAAAATATGGTTTGTCTTGTGTCTTTAAGGCAATTAAACCTAATCTTATGTTAGACGCATTTGATGAGTCTGATAAAATAAATACGAAGGCTAAGTCTAAAAAGATAATTCATCAGGTATTGCGTAAAGAAACAATGGGGGCTACATATGACAAAAAAGGCCTTGAAGAAATGGCTTACGCTCATGAGAATTTGATTGCGTCTTGGCGCAATCCAACGGTGTTATATACTTCCCCACCATGTGTTGAAAAGGTTGTCTATGTTGAACCTAAAGTAGAATTAACTAACATAGATACTATAAATCAATATCGGTCGCGTGTTACATCTGCATTAGGCATATCTTTTCTAAATACAGATGGAAAACAGACGGTAAGTACCGCGAATATTTCAATAAAACAACTTATGAAAACTATAAATCAAATAGCAAGACAAGAAGAGGAAATTTTATCTCGTTGGTATTCTATTATCTTGGAAGAACATGACATCCCTCAAGAATACTGCCCTACTCCACATATTTTAGATGCTGAATTGCTTGAGTTTGAAATGCGTAAGGATTTATCTGAGCTGCTTTATTCTAAGTTTAATTGCTCATATGAAACTGCTTATAATCTTGTTGGGCTTGATGTTAGAGATGAAGTTCAAAAGAGACAAATGGAAAAAGAACTTGGATACGAAGATATACTTACTGTTCATCCTACATCATACAATAGCTCCGGCGATAATGTGGGAGATAACGATGGTGGCAGACCCAAAGGAGAATCTAACGATCAGCAGGATTATGATAGCGATTATAACAATGAAAATAGGGTGAAAAAATGAAATATGTAAAAACGCCTCAAGGAGATATTTTTCTTTGTGAACAATGTGAGTTTTTTGATGAAGTTGACTTAAAAGATAATCAACAAAAACTTAAAGAAGAATTATTTGATAAACAAGGAGTGCTTATAGCAGAAAATCGAAGAGTGGTGAGAAAGAATGAATGAAGTTTTTAGTATAGCGAGTAAGATAACGGATATTGCTGAACATTCAACATATTTAGAGTTGACAAGCAGGATATGTTATTATGATGTACCCAATTTAAACAACGATATGCTGCCGTATGATGATACTGCTGAAGCAAAAGCAAATACTCTTGTTGATATGCCTGTGCAAGCTCGTTATTTGGTTAATAAAAATAATGAACCGACTTTTGGCGGTCATGAAATGGTTAAAAAGAAAGATGGAACGATTGAATTTAGAACATCGAGCATTGGAACACACACAGAAGTATGGATTGAAAATGATGATGTGGAAATTAACAATGAAACAAGATCTTTGCCGTGTCTTTTTGCAAAATATAGACTTTGGAAGAGATACCCCAAAATGATAGCTGCCGCAAGGCG